TGCAATGTCTTCGATATCATTGTTCTGTAATAGTTTAAGTATTGCTTCTCTTTGAAATTCTTCAATTGTTTTTTGAGAAAGATAAATAGATTTAATGTCGTCTGTTTTTCTAGCCTCTATATCTTTTATTTGTTGATTAAAATCATTAATTTTTTCTAAATAATCAGGGTCACTTTCTTGATTTAATTGTTCTATTTTATTTTTTATAGATCCTACTTGAGTATCATAAAGAGCAGACACAGCATTTGCTGCTTGTTCTTTTGCAAAAGTTTTTTCGTCTGTGTTTTTATTTTTTATTCTTTGTGCTTCTAAATCATATTCAGATGCTAATGAACCAGAAAATAAGTCTTCAGCTCTTTTCATCTTATCTTCTCTTTCAGCTAGTTGAGCTGCTTGATATGTTTGAAAAGGTTCTTTTGCAGCTGTAGCAGCTGTTGAAAATATATTACCTGTAGGTGTTTGTGATAATAAGTTTAGACCAAACTGTGTTAAAAATGAAGGTAATGCTCCTGGCATAAAACTTGATCTTTCTCCTCTAAATTTTTCTAAATCTCCCATAGCTCTTTGAGTTGTACTCAAAGCTCTATCGTATGGATCTTCTTTGGGTTGTGAATATTTACCTGGTCCATCTACTAAACCTCTTTTAGGTGTATCTAACCCTGATGTAATGCCTTCTGCTGCACCACCCATTCTAAACATTGGTCTTCTTAAAGTTCTATTCATATTATTTAGTTACGTTCATAAATTTTTGTACTGGTGGGTTAAGTCCACCGTAAATTCCTGCAAGTGTTGTACCGACACCTAATGCTGTTTGTAATGGTGTAGGATTAGGTATGTTTGTTGTTTGAGTTTGACCAGGATAACCACCCATGATTCCTGTAACTTGACCAGCAAATCTGTCTAATTGTTCTTGTGGTTGAAATGCTACTTGTCTTGTAGCTTCTCTTTGTGCATCAAACTCTGCTTGTTTTTGTGCTTGGTTAATTGCGCCCAACTGACCTAATGTTGAAACATCTGCTTTTTGTAGTCCCTGTAAACCTTGTCCGAACTGCGCTTGTTGACCAGCTAATCCAGATTGAAATGATCCTAAACCTTGAGTTGCTCCAGCAATACCTTGTTGCGCTTGTCCTATATTAAATCTGTTTTGAATATCTTGTTGAGCAGCTCCTTGTGCTTGTTGAAAACCTTGTTGCAAGAGACCGGCCTGTAATAAAGCTCGTTCTCTCGCTGCCCCTGTGCCAAACTCAGCGAGTTGCACTCCCGCTCGACCACTGCCAAGCGCACCCAAAGCGGTTTGTTGATCTTTAATTTGCTGTTCTTGTATTAATTTATTACGATCAAACTCTGCTAATGAAGCATCAATCACTTGTGATTGATAAGGGGACATAAAGTCTTGTACATTTTGTTGAAAAGCTTGTGCGCCAGTTCCAATACCACCTATTGTAGATGCAGCAGTTCCTAATTGTCCAAGGGCCGCGGTTCCTAGACCTTGAGCTAGACCTGCTTGAGTCTGTGCTGTTTGTAAAAACGGTTCATAACTTCCTATACCTTGAAGAGCTTTTACTTGTGCTAAATTTTGTAATGTATCTTGACCTGCTACTTGTGGTGCAAGTCCTGCTAAACTTTGTTTTCTAATATCAAATTGTTGTGCAGCTTTCTGTCTTGCTGCAAATTGTTCTGCTGATTCACCAGCTACTTGTGTAATACCACCTGAACCAGGTGCAACTAAAGGTATACCTTGTTGAGCTAATACATTTTCTGCTAAATTAGTTCCTAGTTTTTCTACAAAAGGTGCTGGTTTTGATACGGTTACTTGTTCAGCCATTATATTACTTCCTCTAATCTTTTTGATGTTTGAAACATTTCTCTAGCGCCCTCTAACCCTTGAGATTCTTCTGAAACTTCACCTCCGGATTCTAAGTTCTTCATCATGTTATACATAACTTCTGCGCCTTTGTCTACATCTCCTTCACCTGCATTTCTCACAGCATCAGCTGTAAATACAAATTCATTCTTAGACAGTCTTGCAGGTACATCATCTGCTCTTTCCATTCTACCTATTGGCACAAAACCACCTTCAGCTCTTAAATCCATTTCTTTACCATCCATATCTAATAAAGGCATAGTCTTTTTGGCTACTGGTTCTACTTCTCCACCTTCAGCATAATTTCTCAGATTAAGATACTTATACGGATCGTTCATAATAGTTTTAGGATCCTCTATATCTGCTCCATAATCTATTTCTTGTTTTTTTTCGTCAGGTGTCAAAAGATATGATCCTATTGTTGATGCTGCTATACCACCTAAAGCTGTTGGCATAAAGGATCCACCACCTTTTGTTAAACCTAGTTTTGTAAGAAGACCTTCTTTAAAAGGAACAAAAGATTCTCCTACTCTAGAACCTGCTTGACCTAATAAATTTCCTTTTAAATTACTAAAAAATGAAGCTAAACCTTTTCCACCACCCATTTTACCCATAAGTGCATTACCGCCAAAATATAATAAGGCTGCTTTACCTATTGGTGATTTAGCTATCTTCTTAACACCACGTGTAATTTTTTTAACTAATTTACCTAGACCATACATCTGTCTTGATGTTTCAAGGTCCATGATTCCACCTTCATAAACAGGTGCATCACCTGGCATTCCACCATCAGCTAACAATCTTAAATTCATTTCAAATGGATCATCTGGATCAGTCGGTAAAGCATCACCACCTTCACCATCACCCGGTAAATTATTATTTCCACCACCACCACCATCTATTGGTATAAAATTTCCGTCTGCATCTGTATAAAAATTAGGATTTGTGTTTCCTGTAGCAGTTATTTTACCAGCTAATCTATCTGCCATATAATCTTTGTAACCTTGTATAGTTTGAGGATATTTTGTTTGACTTAATCCTTTAAAGTAATCTATGTTTTTTCTTAAAGTAAAATTTCTAAAAGGTGATGCTACATTTAAATATGTTCCAAAATAAGGTATGTTAGATTTAGGCACTCCATCCTTATATAACTTATCTAATTGAGACTGACCTACTCCAGTAAGATATTCTTCTTTTGATGTATTATAATTATCACCACTTGGTTCAGGACCAAGATCATTGAAACTAGCACCACCAGCACTAACGTTAGGAGCTCCTTTATTAGTGGCTGCTCTTGTAACATTTCCTTTACTATCTTTTGCATCAACAGTTCCCATATCAGCTCCACCTTTGAATCCGATACGTCCACCTTTAGCTAGTAGTTGTTTGTATTGTTGTGCGTTTGTTATGGCCATTTTGCTATTCTATTTTGTTTTTCCAAATAAATCAAGGCTAGGCATCACGACATTTACGTCTTGAGCCATGTCCTCGTCCTTATAACCTTTAGCTTCCCAGTCTTTTCTTTCCTTAAAAAGCTCTCCAGTTTCCTTGTGTCTGTACGTTGTTTCTACTTTTGCTGGTTTTATTACTTCCATTATGTTGTTATCTCCTTTTTAATATTTAGATAGCTAATAGCTACGTCAAACGAATCTGTAGTGCTAGAAAGCACTGTAAAACTATCTCCACCTTCAACCACTAAAGGTTGAGTTAATAACTCTGTTGTAACATTAGCAGTCAAAGCTGCTGATTTTAGAGCTGTAATACTGTTGTTTGTAACTGTTACTATAGGTGTACCCGCTGATGTAACTAATATAGATTTAATAACATAAGTTTCACTAACTAAAGGATTACCAGATCCTAAAGGACTCAATGCACTTCCCGTTGTGCTATTATCTATACCTGCAAATTTAAATTGATTAGCCATTAATTTATAAAGAAGTTAAATGCTTCTATCTCCTCTTTTAGATCTTCTTGATATGTTGAATTTAATTTTTCTACAATCGCATCAAGATCTCTTACTTGAGCTTCTGCAGTTTGAACATCATATTCGTTTGATGGTCTAGTTATTACCTGTACAATTTTTGCCATTATCTACGTCCATCTGGTTGTAAGTCTAATCTAAAAGTTCCTAATCTCCAACTTTGACTAGCTCCTGTGTTTTCTATTTTCAAAGACACAGCTCTGGCTCTAGCACGTGTATCTACTTTTGTAGTTGACGAAGTAATATCAAATGGTCCAAGAGGTGAACTAGCTTGTGAATCGTTAGGATAATTTTTTAATTGTAAAGTAACTCTAGTTGTTCCTGTCTGACTTATAAAGTCAGGTACAAATCTTCTTATTTTCATTAAAAACTCACCATCTCCTTTAAAGGTTGCAAGACCAGTTGATTGACCTGTTGATGATCTAGCTTGTGTAATATCATAATCTCCAGATTCTATGTTAGCTGTAATTGCAGTTATAGTTCCATTTCTATTTTGATCAGTTCCTGTTTCGTGTTCATAGTAACTTGTTCTGCCTTCCGTATTACCTATAACATCAAAAGATGTATCAGTGCCTGCATCATATTCAGTTGCGTGAGGTAGACCAAATATAGCAGAATCTTTCCACATTGTTCTTGCTAAAGAACCGACTGTCCAAACAGGTCTTTGTGAAGATGAATCAAAATAATTATATGTAACTTGTCTGTTAACTACAGACGATCCTGTTGTTGGATAGAACCAGATAACTTCACCATAAAGATTATTTAATCCAGCAGACACCATTTGATTACCAGAAGATAAATTTATACTATCATAAACAAAGTCCTCTACTAAACAAGGTAGTGATTCTAATTTACCAGCATATCTAAAGAAACCATTCTCTGACATCCAGTACGCAGCACCATCAACTTCAACACAAGCATTTTGTCCAACAAGTCCACAGTTAGTTCCAACTTGTGCGAATGCAAATGTAAATGGTTGACCAACAAAACGTTGTGTAAATAATGAAGTATCTGTCCAAATATAAATTGCATCACGACCTCTAATCGCTCCCATGATCTGTGATCCGTCGGCCAATCTTTGTGTACCAGCTGTATTGGTTGCTGTAGGTGTATAAGTATTTATATCTTCTTGATCCGAGAATCTAATAAACATATCATCTTGTGTAGATGTATCTCCAATAGTTGTTTCTGTTCCAAAAAATACTAAGTGTCTATCAGGTGTTGATACTAACATGTGCCTTGATGCTGTTGGTGCACCAGATATAATTGTTGCTCTTGTTGATGTAGCATTTGATAAACTAGAGTCCCATTGAAACACAGCACCGTCATGGATTAAACAAATTGCTTTGTCACCAAAATTATCTAATGACCACATACCCGGTTCAAGAACTAAATCCCCAGATGCTGCTTCTCCCCATGCAACATATTCTGAAGAGTCAGTCACTGTTGCTCCGTCACTATGAGCTGCTCTAGTTGTTCCTCTAACTGCTCTTGTAATACCTGTTAAATCGTTTCCAGACACACCTGTGTAAGATATCTCTTCTGTTCCTACCAAAATAAAATTTGTTCCTGAATCAGGAAAGTTAGTTGTGCTTGTTAATGTAATAGAAGTTCCTGATCCACCAGTTCCAAATGCATTGTCTCCAAGTGCACCATTCAAAGTAGTTGTGACTGCTGAACCATCTTCTCCGCCCCAAGAACCTAGACCATAACCAAAACCTTTAGCTTGAACAGCTGGTCCTACTGTGTAATATTTTTTAATTGTTATTCCACCTGAAGTAGTTGCACCAGCTCCACTTTCATTTGAAGCCATTGTAATAGTTATTGTTGTATTGGTAGGTGCGGTAGTCACCATAAATTTTTTGTCATCAAAATCAGAAGCACTATAATTTGATCCTGTAATTGTTGAAAAACCACTCATTAAAAGTATATCCCCAGGAGTTAGACCATGTGCACTAGAGTAAGTTATAGTTACTGTTGGTGATCCATTAGTTGTACTGAATGCGTTTGTAAGAGATGTAGTTGATTGAATGGGATGTATGTCATAGAACACACCTCCAGAAAACGCATATAAAATCCTGTTTGTTCCTATGATTGCGTATTTTCTAGATAAACTGTTAATAAAATGATGAAGCCCTCTACCTGCTCCTGTTAATTCATTTTCGTTTACATTACCTAATTGGTTCCAACCACCTATTTTTTCAGGTATACCATAACGAAATCTAGCGTTATCGCAATCTGTCCACTGACCTTCAGCGCCAGTTTCAGAAATTTGTTTGTTTATACCTGGTTGGAATCCTATTTTCTGTAGCATAACCCCTACTTATATATAGTTTTTAATATTTTGGTAGTATTATATTCTATTCTTAATTAGATATCAATTCTGAATTAAATGAGATTGATATTCTTTTTTCAGTTTTATTCATATGTGGGGTTACTTTATGTTCTAAAAAAGATGGGAATATAAATAACATATTTTCCTCTGGTTCAAAAGACCAAATAGAACTATTTTTTTGAGTATACCTTGTAATGTTTTTATCAAAAACCCATTCCATAAAATCTCTATTGGGATTTATAAAAGTAAGTTTGCCAGATTTTTTTGGTACTTTAATATAAAACACACCTGAAAAAAAAGATCCAGGATGGATATGTGCGTCATTACTATCTTTATATCCATTAATATTTATCCATAAATTTGCTAATTTTAATTTTTTGTTAAAATTAAATTCTTTTGAAAAATCATTTACATACCGTGCAATATTTTTTTTTAATTCAGTAATTATTGGATATTCATCAAACAAATCTTCTGATTGCCAACCTCCTACATTACTTTTAACTTTACCTTGATTGTTTTTTTGTAATTTAAAAGAAAATTTTTTTAATGACTTTAAATCTAAATTTAATTTAGTACAAAAAACTTCATACTTAAATATCTCATATATGTTTTTATTCATTCTTTTGATAGTATTATATACTACTACCGATGTTTATTCTACCTAATATTTTTGACTTCTTTATACAAATGTATATAATCTTTATATAATTAAAAATGAATTTAATAGGTCTTAGACTATGTGAGCACGACTCCAACATCAGTTATTATGATGGTAGTAATTTTTACTATTACAAATCTGAAAGAAACTATCAAATCAAACATCATGCATTTGACAATTTTTGGCAATGGAAAGATATTGTTTATAAGTTATGGAATTTAAAAGAAAAAGATATAGATGATATTGCCATTGTTGTAGATTCTTGGAGACACAATTTTCCACTAAACAATGAAAACTTTTTTCCTTGTATTAAAAATTATCCCTTTCTTCCTTTTAAAGCTTCACGTCTTAATCATCATTATGCACACGCTTTAAGCACTGATGTTATGTATAATGATATATCAGGACACATTGTTATTGATGGTTTTGGAGATCAAGATAATGCTTTAACTATATTTAAAAAAGATAAAATAATAGAAAATTATAAGTTAAGTGAAAAACAATCATTAGGACAATTGTATGCTACAACAGCAGAACAAATATTTCAAATACAAGGCAACATTCATGATTGTGCAGGTAAATTAATGGGGCTGCAATCATATGGCCAAATAGATAAAGATTTTTACAAAAAATTAAAAGACTATACTTATGAAGATATAAAAACTTTTTGGCACCCAAATCTTTTTGTAAACCACAAACAAAACGAAGCACTAGCAGGGTTAGAAAAACTTTCATGGATAAGAACTGTTCATGAAATAACAGGAAAAATTTTAATAAAGTTCTTTAAAAAGTTCTTTAAAAAAAATGACTCTATTGGTTATTCTGGAGGTGTAGCTCAAAACGTAATTTGGAATACTGAATTAAAAAATTATTTTCCAAATTTAAAAATTCTACCTTACTGTGCCGATGAAGGCTTGAGTATTGGTGCTATAGAATTTCTTAGAAAAAAACATAGTCTTAAAAAACCCGTTTTACAAAATTTTCCTTTCCATCAAAGTGATGAAGCGCCTCCTACACAACCTTCTCTTAAAACAATAAAAAAGGTAGCTAAGTATTTAGCAAATAATAAAATGGTTGCATGGTATCAAGGTCATGGAGAAATAGGACCAAGAGCACTTGGTAATCGTTCAATATTATTTAATCCTTTTAAAAAAGAAGCTAAAAATATAGTAAACAAAGTAAAACAAAGAGAGTCATACAGACCTTTTGGTGCATCTGTTTTAAAAGAAGATATGCATAAATATTTAAAAAACCCAATAGAGAATCCGCACATGTTATATGTATCAAAAGTAAAAACATCAAACCTGTATGGTATTACACATGTAGATGATACGTGTAGATATCAAACAGTAGATGAAAGTAATAAATGTTTTTATTCTTTACTAAAAGAATTTAAAAAAATTACTGGTGAATCAATTATATTAAACACAAGTTTAAATATAGGTGGCAAACCTATCATGGGTTCTAAAAACGATCTATTGACATTTTTAAAAAATTCTAATATAGATTTTGCAGTATACGGAGATAATATAATAAATGGAAAGAAAAGAGTTAAGTAATTTAGAATTATTTGTTGGAGTTTTTAAAACAGAAAAATCTTTAATTAATTTTGATGAAATTAAAGAACATTTGTTAAAGTCAACAGCAAGAGACATTTTTAAAGAAAAAAGATTAAATGGTGTACCTTTAAAATGGGAAAAAAATATTCATTGGTTATATGAATATATTAAAGATCAATTTTTAAAATATGATTTAGATAGACAAATAATTGGTGCAGCAGAACATGAAGCATTAATTTCTAAACCAGGTGAGTTACATCCGACAATTAATGATATTAACATTTATGATTTATACGGATCACCAGATTACACTATTTTATTTCCCATTAATGGAAAAGCCACTGTATCTTTATTTTATGATGATAATCGACATAAAGATAAATCTTGGCATGTTGATATAGAAACAAATAAATACATTATTTTTAATAGTACAATAAAATATGATATTTCAAGAAATGAAGAAAAAGAAAATAGATTTATTATAAAAGCAAAAACACATATTATTTATTAATGAATCTAAACAATAAATTTTATTACTGGTTTTTTAAAAATGCCATACCTAGTAAAATGTGTGATGACATCATAAAACTAGGATTAGAAAGAAAACCAAAATTAGCTGAAACAGATGGGTATCAACAGAAAACAGTATCTAAAAAAAATATGTTAAAGAAAAGACATTCTAAAACAGTATGGTTAAAAGAAAAGTGGATCGAAGATCTTATGATCCCTCTTATACAAGAAGCTAATCGCAGATCATTTTGGAACTATCAATTAGATTTTTTGCAACACGCACAATTTACAATTTACGGAAAGAATCAACATTATGGGTGGCACCAAGATTTTGCAATGCACTCCTTTCCTTACGAAAGAGAACTTATACAAGAGGAAAATGGAAAAGCGAGAAAAATTAGTTTAACCTGTCAATTAAATGACCCTTCTGAATTTGAAGGTGGAGAATTTGAATTTGACTTTAGAAACTATGATCCAGATAAAAGAAAAAAGAAACAACATGAACTAGAGGCTACAGAAGTAAAGTCGAAAGGTTCTGTAATTGTTTTTCCTTCTTATCTATGGCATAGAGTAAAACCAGTAACAAAAGGCACTCGTTACTCTTTAGTAATGTGGATGTTAGGAAAACCATGGCAGTGAGTTTATTTCAAAAAAACGGTTATCAAATATTAAAGGAAGCTATTCCAAAAGATGTAGCAACTTTTGTTTATAATTATTTTAAAATAAAACGAGAAGTTCTTTTAACTTTTAAAAAAGAAAAATATATTTCTCCTTATTCAGATGATTGGGGATGTTTTAATGATCCACAGGCTCTTGGTAGCTTTAGTCACTATTCAGATATAGCAATGGAAACATTACTAATTATGGTTCAACCTTATATTGAAAAAAAAATAAAAACACAATTAATTCCAACTTATTCATATGCAAGAATTTATAACAACACATCTGAATTAAAAAAACATGTAGATAGATTTAGCTGTGAAATATCTTGCACTATGCATTTAGGTGGAGATTATAAATGGCCTATTTTTTTAAAAAAAGGAAAAAAAGATATATCTATTAATTTAGGTATTGGTGATTTATTAATTTACAAAGGTCAAGAAATAGAACATTGGAGAGAACCATATTTAGGCCAAGAATATGCACAAGTGTTTTTACATTATCATGATGCGTCTACTACTGAAGCAGCTAATAATATGTATGACACTAGAGCACATTTAGGACTACCCGCAACATTTAAAAAAAAATGATAGTTAAACCGATAAATTTGCCTTACTTTATTCAAAAAGTAAAAAACCACAAAGTAATTAAAGAGCATTATTTAAATGAAATTAATAAACTGCCAATTAACAGAATTGATACAGTAGGCAATACTGATTGGAATTTAGAAAAGACTCCTATAAATTATTCTTTTTTTTTAAGTCAAATACAAGAAAATTTAGAAAACATGGCAGAGTTTTTTAAAGTAAAAAAATGTAGTCCACATAATTTTTGGTTCCAACAATATAAAAAAAATGATCATCATGTTTGGCATACTCATGCTGACTGTAATTATACCAATGTATATTATTTAGAAGTCGATAGTGGGGCAACTGAAGTTAAAGATCCTTTTACACATAAAACTTTAAAAATGAAAGTGAAAGAAGGTACTATCCTAAGCATGCCGGGATTTTTACTACATCGTTCACCTAAATTTAAAAAAAATATAACTAAATCAATCATCGCTTTTAACACTTCTTTTCACACAGATGTTTAAAAAATATTTTATACACACTCCATTTGTAATTTCTAAGTTTCCGTTACATAGAAAAATAAAAAAAGATTTTTTGAAAGAATTAAATAAATCTAAAGGTAGTTCTTTTAAAAATAAAAAAGGAAACATGAATGATGATTTAAGTAAAACTGATTGGCCATTGGCTTCTAATCTTAAAAGACCTTGGGTAAAAAAATATGGAGCTACTATTAAAAATTTTTTAAAACAACAAGCTATACATTTAGGTTTTACTAATATTAATCTTTCTAAAATATGGTACCAACAATATAAAAAACATCAAACGCATGGTTGGCATCAACATGCTAGAAACTATACAGGTGTATATTATCTAGAATATCCAAAAGGATCACAGCCAACTCAGTTTTTAGCACCACAAAATTTAAGTAAAACTTTTAGCCTAAAAGTAGAAGAGGGAGATATTATTATTTTTCCTAGTTATATTATACATAGATCGCCTCCACTAAAATTTAATAAAAGAAAAACAATTATATCTTGGAATATTGATTTTCAAGATATTCATCCAGATCTTTTTTTTGATAGAGAAGTAAATTATTTAGAAGATGGAAAAAATGGTGGTGGAAAAAATTAAGAATCTACCCAAGAACTAGTGTTTGGATCCCAAACTTTTCCTGTAGTCGTGTCGTCCCATCTTAATTCTGTTTCATTCCATTCAGGTAAATGAGGTTGAACTGGGTCTCCAAATTCTAAGACAGTTGGATAATCAACTGGTGCTTTCCAATCATCATTAGAATCTAAACTCCAAGATGAAAAAGGTTTTGGAATAATAAATTTATCTTTTGTTGAATCATAAATATCTCCTATAGCTGCATATTTTTTTCTAAAATTATTATTGTAAGAAGTTTGTTTCCAATTAGTCCAACCGTGAATATTAGTTAAATATGTTATACCTAAACTTTCGTCTTCAGTTCCTGTATTGTTAGGATCTAAAATAGGATTATCTACTACTTGAACTTGAAGCACTGTATTATCATCATCTAATTTTGCAAAATGTGCCATAAATCTCCTATTGGAATTGATACCTTATTATTACAACACCTGAACCACCAGCAGAGCCCGGTCTTTCTTGGTGTGGTTGAAAACCTCCACCGCCTCCACCGCCTCCGGTGTTACCTGATCCACCTCCTGAACCACTAGCTCCTGGTGATCCGGCACCGCCGCCTCCAGTTCCTCCAGATCCGGCGTTTCCTGGTCTATCTGTTCTAGAGCCACCGCCACCGCCGCCGCCTCTTGCAACAGCGCTTCCTGTAATACTATTTTCTTCTCCAGCTCCACCGGGTCCACCATTTCCACCAGCGTTGCCTCCGACTGCAGTACCGCCACCGCCACCGCCGCCTTTGCCATCTTCTAAGTTACCTGGAGCTGATCCACCATTAAATCCTTGCACAGGGCTTGTTGAAGGACTATTTCCAGAAGCACCTCCGCCACCAGCGCCTGCTCCTGATCCACCGCCAGATCCTCCAGAAACTCCTATACTAGAATTTTGACAGCTACCGCCTCCACCACCACCTGCTGAAGTGATTGATGAAAAAACTGAATTAGAACCATTTCCTCCATTATTATTTCTACCGGGACTTGCTCCGCCGCCTCCTCCAACAGTAATTGGAAAACTTGCAACAGAAGCTGTTAAACTTGAACCTGCTCTTCCGGGTGCTGGATAAGTGCTAGCAGCGACACGGTATCCTCCCGCGCCTCCACCGCCTCCTCCGATAGGGCTACCTCCACCGCCGCCTCCAGCGACGACTACATAATCAATTGCAGTAAAATCTCCAAGACCTGCTTGTGTAATTTCAAAAGTACCATTACCAGTAAATGTATGAACTTTAAAATTTCCATCTGTTGTTACTGTTCCTCCTGTGGCAACAGTAAAAACATTTGGAACTCCGCCAGAACCAAATCCTAAAATTTGATAACCGAATGATTTACTTTTTCTTCTTTGGATATTTTTTGTGTTCTTACCTGTAGTAAGTTTATTTTTTAAATCTCTCATATCTAAATTCCTTATGCGTCGTTAGCAGCATCAGTAGTAAAGAATAATTTAACACCTAGTAATTTTGCATCTGCTGTTAAGCTATCATCACCATCATTCGCATCTCTAAATATCTGAAAAAATACATATTCATCTGTGCTAGGTGAACCTGCAATAGTTACTGCGCCACTTTCCGCCGCTACATCTAAATCGTTCGCTGTACCGCTATGTGCTTTAGCCACACCTACTGCTGTACCAAAAGCTGTATTTAAATCTCCATTATCTGCTAGAGCAACACCTTGTAATTTCCAAACTGCATTACCAGTGTTTGTGGTATTTGCTGTAAAAAATGCTTGAAAAGTTACTGTGCCTTCATTCCAAGATTTTGGAAAAGCAACAGCGAACTGTGCAAACTCATCTGAGTCTTTGTCAAAATCTAAAGTTTTTAATTCAGGTCCATTTGATAATTCTGTTTGTTCTATGTCAGCACATCCACTTGTACTATTAGGATACATAGCTGAAGCTGGAACCCAGATAGTTTCTTTACCTGCAATTTTAACTGCAGCTGTTCCTGATTTAAGAGTTCCTGTTCCTTTAGGATTTAAATTAATATCAACGTTAGTTTCACCTGTT